TAGCGCCCGTCCGGTGCTTCTTGGTGTGCTTGCCACCCCGACGACGACGACGACCGCCTGAGGGGACGGGGGCCGTCCCAGAGGTCGCCGGACCTTCAGCCGCCTGGGCGGCTGCGATGGCCTTGTCGGCATCCTCCCTCTCCTGAGTCTGCTTGGCCTCAAGATCGGCCTTCTCCTGGGCCTGCTTGGCCTCAAGATCGGTCTTTGCAGCCTGTGCGTCTGCGACCGTCTTCTTCCCGAACGGATTCGAAAGTTTGAGCCCAAAGAAACTCATTTACAAGTGTGTCGTTACTTTTTTACGCCGTGCGGCTTGCACCGATCTTGGAGAGGTAGTAGGTGCGGAGGATGCCGATCGCATACACGACGATGGCGAACGAGATCAGGAGCTGGATGGTGGAGGAGATGAGCTCGCCAGTCTTGAGGGTGACGCCGCCGACAACGACGACGGACTCGGCGAGGTCCTTGCTGCCGAGGGGCGCCAGGAGAGGAGCGATGATGCCGTCGGTGAGCGCAGTGAAGAAGCGGCCAACGACCGAGCCGAGGTAGAACGCCGCAGTGAGGATGATGATGTCCTTGGTATCGAGCATTTTGTTTAGAGGAACGGAGAAAAAACGGATCCAGGAGACACCTGTCCTCTCCAGCCTCATCCCACCATGGACAAGCATCAACGCAAGCGCCTCGCCCGCTGGGAGCAGAAGAAGGGGAAGGAACAGTTCAAGATTGAGGAGTACATGAAGCGGCACTCCTACGACCAGGCCACCGCCAACATCAAACGGGCGATTCAAGACTACGACCCCCCTCCGCACGCTGTCTTCTCCCAAGCCCGACTGCTTGCCTCGGATTCTAGATTCTTGACCTTCTTCGGACGTCGATTCGAGGCCCTCGAGCGCGCCCGCTTGCTCCTGCCCCTCTGGGATGAGGATGAGCAGGGTCCCTACCATCTCGCAATCGGCGCCCCCCATCCCCGGCGGTATCCCTCCTACCTGACAGACTCGGAGATTGCCTCGGAGATTGCCTCGGGGAAAGCGTCCAAAGAGTTTCGAGAGGCCTCAGACCTTGCATTCACCCTTCACCGGCATCGTCAGCGGGTCGACGCCATTCGGGACGAGTTGACCGTGAAGACGAATCGCCTCCGGGCCATTCAGACTTGCCGCTACGGGTTCAAGGAGGAGTTGATGATGAAGGTCTGGCACCCGGACCGTGTGGGGAAGTTCCTCGAGACATACGGCTGGGAGGCGTTCGATAACCTTCTCGGAGTAGAATAATGGACACCCGATTCTGGGGACCGAGCGGGTGGCAATTGTTCCACCTCATTGCGTTCAAGACCGCACCCGAAGACGCCCGGCACGTCCTCGATGACATGAAGGATGTGTTGCCGTGTAAATTTTGCCGTGCGTCCACGTCGGAGTTTGTGAAACAACACCCGCCCAAGAAGCCCTACGGCAAGTGGCTCTACGAGATCCACAACAGGGTCAACAGCAAGTTGAGGACGCAGTGTGCCGATGACCCGAAGGTCATCAACCCGGGTCCGGATCCCGACTTCGAGGAGGTCAAGGCCAAGTATGCCCGCATGGAGACGGCAGACGCTGTTCCGGGGCGTGACTTCCTCATGGCCGTGGCCTATAATTTCCCAGCGGCTCCAGAGCCTCGGGACATGTCCACGCAGAGGGAGTTTCTCCATCATCTGGCAGACGCCTATCCCTATGCTGAACTCCGGACGGTGGTCCAGCGGTACCTGAAGGCGCACGAGCCGTCGCTCACCTCTCAACGGGCGTACACGCATTGGATGTATGGGCTCATGAAGGACCTCTCCGAGACCGTCAAGGTCCCGATTCGGTCGTACCGAGGGTATATGGCGCATCTGGCCTATTACAAGAGCGGCTGCACGGGCAAGACGTACAGGGGGAAAACGTGTCGGCGTGTAGCGAAGGGCGTGTATACGAAGGACAGGAATCCGGCGTTGACACGGCGTGTGACATCGAAATGTCTGTTGGGAGGGCGGGCGTAGTTACTTGGTTCGTTTCTCCTTCAGCGCCTCAAGCTGACGGACATGTTTCGCACTGTAGATGGTCTTGCCTTGGGCTTTGACCTTGGGATTCTTCTTGGACTCTGCGCGAGTCTTGGGAGGATCCATTGTGAGGTAGAACGAATTCGTCTACGGCTAGACGGTTCGTTTTTACTCATCCACGCCCCCACGGCGGGAGCGACGAGTCTTGCGACGGCGACCGGCGCCGGACACCGGGTGAGGGACGATGTCCGAGCCACCCCCACGCTTGGACATCTTCTTGTAGGTCTTCTTGGCGAGCTTGAGGACCTGCTTGAGCTTGAGGCCCTTGTTGGCACGCATGGTCGCCTTGACGTGGGACATCCAGGCCGTCTTGCGACGACCGCCCTCCATGCCACTGGTAGGCTTCGTGGAGGAAGGAGGAGGGGACGGGGGAGCCATGGGCGGAGGAGGAGAACTCGGAGCAGACATTTTGTTAGATGACCGAGAAAGGAATCTTACTCGCCGATGAATTTCGAACGCAGCGCCGACGGTTTTTCAACGAACCCCCCTCCCGACGTGTCGTAGAGATTCCACTGGCACCCAAGGAACTTGGGACGGTCGGGGTTGGCATTGATCGTCCGCAGTTCTGTCTCAGGAGCAACGAGACTGATGTGGTCACGATTGTACGCAATCAGTCCAGGCTCGTCCCGGGGATGAAGCGCCTGCTGGTAGGACAGGCGGCGAAGGTCTTCCCCGGACCATGAGAGATTGATCATCGGCTCGAGTTCGGTGCCCCGGACATTTCCACCCGACACGAGGATGAGTTTGTTGGCGAGGTGGTCGATGCGCATACGAGCGACCCCGGGATGAGGAGGAAGGAGGTGACGGCGCACCGTGGTCTTGAGATGGTAGGCACACTCATTGGCCGTCACCGCCTTGTCGGTATGCAGCACGATGGACAGAATGAACGGGTCCTTACTGGGGAAGGCATCGTTGGTGATGTCCACGCACACCTGCTCGAAGGACACGTTGTCCTCGGCGTAGTTATACCCGTCATTCAGGGGATGCTTGGCCACCACCGGATGGTCCCGCTCGTCCGAGTAGACATGGACCTCATAGAGACGAGAGCCTCGGTCCAGAACATCGGCCAACGGCTCGTAGACTCCGCCTGCTGCAGTAAAGTCACAGAGACGACCCCGAGGAAGCGGAGCGATCATGGGGTCTCCAAGGGTCTCGTCGTAGAGGAGATACCCAATCAAGAGCAGCAAGACAACTGCGAGGAGCACTTCCATTACTCTTTGTCAGAGGCTTTGTTTACCGAGGGCATCCGGAAGAGGAGATTGCGGAAGGCATTGACAACATCGTCAGGCATCCGCTCGTTCATGGGGATGTTCATCAGGCAGGCGTAGTGGAAATAGAGGCAATACATCCCGCATTCGGAATCCTTGTACTGGTGCCGGGTCTTGTTGAAGGTCAACTTCATCGGCTTCGAATGAACGCCAGTGGCATTCCACTGCTCGGCCCAGCGCTTCATGAGCACTTTGATCTCGGGCTCGGGGCTGTCGGCATACGAATCGAAATAGGTCACTCGAGGATAGTCGAGTTCCTTCCGCACGTCACAGAACACCGCCACCCAATGCTGTCCCGGTCCATCGTGGGGATCGGTATTGACAACGATGCCAATACGTTCCTTGCCCTTCTTCACCAGTTCGGGGAGTTTCAGACTGCAGAGCGTCGACACGATGCACTTGCGGGTTTCGTCCTTGAGATCAAAGTCCATGGGAACACTGCCGAGATACGCATAGTCCGCAAAGACGTCGACATAGTTCTTCTCCACCGCATCAATGTCATCGGACGACAGCCATTCTTCACGGTTCACCGCCCATTCCTTCGGCGCACGAGGGCGGCGGAGGAGACTGCTGACGATACACTCGGCTCGTCCTGTCTTACACTTGGCCCCCAGACGCTGCTGAAGTTCACGCCAGACCGCTTCGGCAGACTTGTCACACTGGATCGGGGTCTCCCGTGGATGCTCGCGGTTGTAGACTGTGCAGAGTCTGGCAATTTCCTCTTCGTCAAAGACAGACATCCCCTTGTTCAAAACGGACACATTGTTCTCCCGGGGAAGAACACTATCCATGGACTCTCTCAAGCCCGTCCTTGCTGACTATCTCGATGTCAACCGCAAACTTTCTGAGGTCAATGCTCGGGCAACTGACCTACGCGACCGGCGCCGCACTCTCGAACTGGATCTCACAGCAGCCTATGCCGAAGCCCGTGTCAAGGA